CGATATAGCTTCTTCTCAGAAATTCAGGACAACTTTATCACATTTCTGTCTTGGAATTGGCGCAACATTGATGGACATTTTTTTGGATCCTTTCATTTTAGCCGGTTTGATCATATGTATAATTCTCAAGTTTGCAGTTATACATTCTCCAAAGATTGGAGATGATTGGAGAGTATCCTGGTGGAGTTTAGGATCAGTTATTATGACAGCGTTGTCGACTTATGTAACGATTAAAGTTACTAAATTGGGGCTTGATGTTTTCAGATTCGACACACCAAATATTTTTGATGCCAAGTCATTTGTTGGGGATTCATGTCCTACACCACCTGATTCGGGTTGGGGAGTACCAATTGCCAAAGAACATTCAGGTTTTGATGGTCAAGGAAGCTCGACCACTGAAGAAACCTGTGGCGTTTTCATGAAGTTTATATCATCTATCTTTTCCGTTAAAGGTGTTACAGATTGTATTCCAAATGGAATACTTAGTGCCTTAGTTGAAATTATTAGTAATTTCTCCAAGTGGGGAATTTCTGATTTGACCAAGTTTGTGACGAAAATAGGAGAATTTTTTTCTTCTCTCTTTGAATACCTTTCCGGAACGGTAAAGCCAGATATACCAGGATGGAGTGAACTCGGTGCCATAGCTGTTGAAGTTGAAGAAATTCATGCTTTGGCCAAGGAAGAGAAATGGACAGAACTTATTTTTTCGGAATCGGCAGACAAGATGGAAAGATTTATTTTGGTTTTAGATCAAATTCTTGTTTCGTTGAAAAATGCAAGACAAAGTTCTACTGTGTATGCCAATGTTCAAAAACTGTTGATGAGAGCCAACGAAACGAAGCTTATGTTGGGTCTTTGTTTAGGAACTGCTTCTAGTGAAAGACAACAACCAGTATCAGTTTTGATCCGTGGTGAACCAGGAACTGGAAAAACTTCCACCCTTGATGCTTTGAAAGATCATATTACCATGGCTTCACTGGATGATGCTTCTAAGAAGTTATATATCCAAAATCCAGGTTTATTTGTATATACTAGATGTATAGAAAATGAGTACTGGGAAGGTTATCATCCCTCTTGTGTGACAACAATTATTGACGATTTTGGTCAAGAGCGAGAGGCGATGGCTAAACAAAACCCTTTTATGGAGTTTATTAGAATGGCCAATACCCATGCTTATCATTTGCATTTTGCCGAAATCACAAAGAAAGTTGGAACATATTTCAATTCGAAATTTATTTTGATGTCCACAAATCGTAATCCGACTATGGTGTGCGAAAGTATCATCAGTGATGATGCTGTCAAGCGAAGAGTGGACTTTGATGTCAAATGCACCATCAGACCAGAGTACAAGATTGGGAAAACGGTCGATACTGAAAAGGTGGATCACATCACTATTAGTGATGATGATGGTGATCACAATATTCCTGTATTCACACCAGAAGCTTTATTGTATGAAGTGAATGGTAAAATAGTCCAAAAAGGCAAACTAGTAGAAGTTACTGGCAAAGTGATGGATTTATTCGAATTACAAGAAGCGATATTGAAGTTGAAGAATTATCGTTCAAGAGTTCATCAGGCTGAAACTTCACGAAAATTGAAGAAAATGTCTGACGAAGCTAGGGGTTATCCTCCCTCTGGGAAGAACCCTTATATTCATGTTCCAAACGAATACTCTCATTCTGATTTAGAATTGGAGACTTTCGAGCAACATTTCTATCACGATATAGAAGAACAGAGTGGTGTTTTTCAACAAAAATTGGACAACAATGAAAAGAGACTACAGTATATCAAGGTCATGAGACATCATCTTTTCTTGATATTAGATATGCCTATTAGTTACTCTGAACCGACTGAAGCTTTGCTTATGAGGCTTTTGATTTGTAGAATGAAGTTGGTTTATCCCACTAGGACTTATAGTGAGATCGAAGAGCGAATAACTGATATGGTCTCTGATGGCGTTATCGTGGATGGTCCAGTGAGAGCTATGTTTGTTACTACTCACCAACCTACCGTTTCCCGTTTCGTATCATGTAGATTGACTCATCTCAAACTTCTATATATGATTACTGGGTTGGCTGTTAGATCGGATGAATATCTGAAAGATCTAAAAAGACTTTTTGATACTTACACTGATGTTTTTCATCGGTGGGATAGAGGATTGATGCAAATCCAAGCAGAC